TAAATGTGTTTACCAGCATCAGTTAATTGTAATGTGTAATTTACCGACTGAGCATTTTGTGGAACTGTTTGTGCAGCTGCCGTAATATTTGTATTTGCAGTATTGATTATAGATTGTAAGTAGGCCGAATTGGCATTAGCTGATATTAAACCACCTTCTATTACCGACATTCTAGTATTCTGAGCAGTATTAACACCTTGTAAAACCATGGTGTTGGCATTGGCCGTAATTAAACCACCTTCTACAACAGCAATCCTAGTATTATTAGTTGTTATTAAACTATTTAAAAATACTGTGTTTGCATTAGAACTAATTAAACCACCTTCTACTACAGATATTCTGGTATTATTGGTGGTAATTAAACTATTTAAGAAAACGGTATTTGCATTTGAACTAATTAAACCACCTTCAATCACAGACATTCTAGTGTTTTGTGTTGTGTTTACACCTTGAAGTATAATGGTATTTGCTTGTGCTGAAGATGCTGTATTGGATGCAGTATTGGCTTGTGCAAATGCCGATTGAGCTAAAGACTCTGTGGTATTTGCAGCAGAAATTGTAATATTGGCAGTACCATCAAACGCAACTCCATTAATATATCTTGGTGTAAACAATCTGATTGCCGTTGCCGAACCACCAGTAATACTGGCACTTGATGTAATGTACCCAAAGTCATTAGTTAATTGACCAAGTCTAGTGGGAACAGCAGCAGTTATCAATTGATTGGCGGTATTAACAACATAGGTTTCTGTTGCTAATCTTTTACCACCAGATGTCGTACCGTTATGTACACTAATGGTACCGTTTGAAGAATCAACAATTAATTCTCCATTAGCACCTACTGTATTAGCAAGTGCTGCGGTACTTAATCTTCTGAATTGTAATGTTTTTGCCATTTTTTAACCTATTGTTCGTTTCTGTTGTTAAGTAAATCAACAGCACCTATTTCTGTTGTTAAATCTTCTGTTCCAAATTGTACCATCAAATCACCACTAATCATATCATCATCTGTTTCTGTTATTGTTGTGGTATATGTATAACTACTATTGGCATTAGCCGTTGACGGATTAGGTGTGATATCAATCTGTGCGTGCTCTAATGGCACAACGGTAAATGATCCAAAATTATATTGTGCATTTGTTGTTAGTCCTGTTACGACTGCACTAGACACAAAATTACCAGCAATATTAGTTAATCGTAATTGATTATTTGACCAAGATACTACTGTAGCCGTTGCTGTGGCAGTATTAATTGAAAACCCTTGATATATTGTTTCGCCTTCTTGGTAAGTTCCATTACCTGCACCTAAAGATGCAAGAACATCGCCATATTTATTATCACTTAATATGTTAGTAATCGACCTTGTTATTAATCCTGTTGATGATGTTTGACCAAATATAAAACCTTTGACGGTAAAATTTAAAGTCCAAATAACCATACGAGTGTCGGAGTCTCGGTCACCTTCATATTCAATCTCATGTGTTGCTCTATTTAATAAGATAGGTATTTCTTTTACAATACCCATCTCAGGAATTAAATTTAATTTAATCGTGTAGTCTGGTGTAAAGAATGGTAATATGTGCTCAATGATTTGTGTACCATCTTCAATGTTTCTCACATAAATGTACAAAGAGAAATCAAAGTTATAAGGTACTGGATTGTATTGTGACTTTACACCAACCGATGTTTTTGTAAATGTTTTAAAATTTGTGTTTTGTTTCCTTGAAGCATCATAGTCCAGACCAGTCATTTCATACGACATTCTAGGTAAAGACATGGCTGCCTTTTTATCCAAGTCTGGATCAAAAGCAAGCCTCTGAGCATACTTTTCTTTGCCAGCATAAGCAATAGGAACTATAAATCTTTGTTGTTCCGTTTCATCTGGATTATATCGTACCAAAGTAATGTTGTTAAATAGATTACCAAACCCAACAACTAGTTTTCTGATGGCTCGATTGTAAGTAGTGGCCATTTAAATTGTTCCAAAAGGGTTTGATTCTTCAGTATTGGTAATTGTATCGGCTGAAGTTGCAATAAAGGTATTATCATATACCTCATGTTGTGTCTGAGAATCTTGTGGGTCATATGAACTTAATATGTAAGACACATTACTTGTTTGGCCAGTAATTCTTTGACCATCACCAAATACTCCAGCAATTGTGTTGACCACCAAATGACGCAATGCCGGTTTCCAAGATTGTACAACGGCAGATGCTGTATTTGATGTGACTGTTTCACCAATAGTAAAGTTACCTGAACCAGATCCAGTCCTGGTTGTTAATTCAATTGAGTAGGCAGAATCAGTAACCACCACATCAATCTCGGTGTCACCAGTATTGATAATTTCTTGTGAGTATTTGAATTTCTCCATCTTCAATTCATAAAAGTATGGGTTTTGTCTTCCTAATTGATGAAAGTCTTTTGCTTGTTCCACAAAAGTAATCTCATATAATTCACCGGTACCGTTTAGAAAAGGAACATATACTAAGTCACCTTCACGGGGTCTGGTAAATGTGTTTTGTGGTACTCTTTCTTCAAACGACCTTTTACTTATAATCACACGAACCGAATCTCGAATCTCTAGTCCAAACTTTGAAAAGAAATCTTGTTGTCCTTCATATCCTTCTGAACTGGATAGGTACATTTCAACATTAAATGCCTGAGTAAATTTCTTAACTGGATCTTCACCGTAAAGAATATCACGGTCCTCAGGATTAAATATGGGCAGATAGAATGAATCGAAACCCATTATCTTAATGGATTCCACAATGATATCTTCTATCAGGCGTTGTTCACCTTTAGAGTTGTAGTTATTGAAGTAGACTGAAGTTGCCATATTAGTTCATGAACATTTCTAAAGGAGCACCGTATTCAGTTTGCATTTCACCTTCTAGTTTCTCTATTTCAGCAACTGCTTCTTCATAGATTTTATCGCCATTCATAGTCACACCACCAGGCAACATTAAACCAGAGAACTTTTTAAGGTTGTTACCCCATGTTCTTTTGATGAGTGCTGTGGTATATTCTTTCATCCATCGGTCATTCCAAACTCTGGTATACACATCTGGATTGATAGAACCATAACATTCTGCTATCACTACCGTGTTTGTGGTATTTGGATACGACCAACCCCAATCAATAAACAGCCTTTGCATATGCCTTTGGAATCGAATAGGAACTTCTCCAGAGAACATCAACTCTAGAGAACGTATGTGTTGTTGTGTCATCGTATAATTGACGTATGATGCGGAGGTAAAGTCGTATAACTCATGTAAACGTAACTGATACCTGAGGTCAAACATATTGACTGTAACTTGAGAATCGGTAATTGGAAATACTCTGGTGATACCAATGATTTCCAAAGAGTTATTTGAGGAGTCTCTGACGTCCGTTAAATTGATATACTTTTGGGTAATCTCGGTCTGTGTGATACGCTTGATATAATAGAACTTTTGCAGACCATCAAAATGGTAGTCTTGCCAGTATTGGATTGCGTCATCAATCCTATCTTCAACTTGAGCATCGTCAATGTTAATTTCTATGACTGGTGCACCTAGTCTGCGCAAACAGTAGGCCTTAAAATTGTCTCTTGTGGTGATTATAGCCATCAATTTCTCCTATGATAATACTATTTATCTAACGGAGGAAAGGTATTATGCGGTTGGTACTGGACCAGTTGGTGGTGTAAATGTTGTGGTGTATCGTGCAATACCATTAGTAATCCTTAAATCTTGTATGTATCCTGTCAATGGATACGCACTAGCTATTCGGTCTCCTATAGACCAATCATAACCAACATTTGGTTGTGTTGATGAAGTTGCAGATGCTACGCTTGTCCCATTAACATATAATGCTTGACTGGTTCCATTTTTAACTAGTGTTATATGATACCAAGTATTAGTAGTAACAACTCCTGCTGACGAAGTAAGTATAGTACTTCCTTGTGCATAGTAATATAAAGATCCATTTGCCGCAACATATAGTTCTGTCATACCTGCGCCAGCAGTACCATTAGAACTTGTACAAACCAACTCAGAGAAGCTAGGTAACGTTGCAGAAAAATATACCCAAAGTTCAATGGTAAAATTACCAATTAGATTTAAAACAGGATTTGCAGGTATCACAAGTCTTGAAGAACCGTTAAAATACCAACTGTTTGTTCCATAATTTTTAATATCAGTTCTTACTGCTACTCCACCAGAATTTTTAACATTGTTTATTTTAGTTGAATCTAAAAATTTAGAATTGGCACTCAATAATAAAAGTTGTGTGTTTGTTATTGCTGTTAATGGTGTTGTTGGTGGTGTAAACGCTGAAGTATATAAAGCGGTACCTTTTAATATTCTTACGTTACTAATGTATCCATTAAGATTATAATTACCTCCAACATAACTATTATTCACATAAAATTTTCCGTTAAGAAGATTTTGCGAATTGGTAGCAGTTCCTATACTAACTCCATTCAAATACATAGTTACTGTTGAACCACTTCTAACTACTGATAAATGACTCCATGCATTTAACGGTACAATTGTACTTCCACTAAATGATGATCCTCCTACTGTAAAATAAAAAACAGGAGTATTATCTGAACTAAGTGTTAGAACTGGAGTGTTAGATGGTGCACCACT